AAAACTAGTATTAAGACTATCACTAACTTAAGTGATACCAACTGTCTGGAGATTCAGGGGGCCAGTCTACTGCCATACAGATGAATCCCCCTGAGCGGAGGGGCAACCAGTCACTGCTGGACGTAATGTTGCGGGTTTGCTGAGTGATGCAAGTCCACCGGGAGGCACCCGGCATCTGAATGCTTGACTAAAGGAATAGGGTACACGTCGAAATGAGTGCGAAGTAATACCTACTTACTGCTAGACCCAGCCAGTTCTGTCCGAACTGGCTTTTTTTTGAAAAAAAAGCCCTCTCAGGGAGGGCTACAGGAGTCTCAGTTTCGTTGCTCTTTTTATTGATGTTCCCCGGAGTTGGCATTCTCCGCATCAGAGTCATGTATAGCCTAGCAGCCAGGCAGATAACAACAAGCGTAAGCGTGGGGGTTTGAGAATTTCCTTAGATAGATACAAAGAGTGGGTGACGAGAGATCATGAAGTAGTAAGACAGGATGACCGCAGCCGTAAGGCGATGCGGCAACCATGATGCTGCTCTAAGTTGCGTTATGGCGAGCAGGTATAGCAGACCGTTGTGAGGGTAAATAAGGGGACATGCTCCGGTAAAGCAGCGCGAACGCCAGACGCGCACCGGTTATAAGCGGCGATGAAGCGACAGCAACTCAAGGGCATGAGCGTGGCCACTCCGGGTAGTGGCAGCCATTACAACGCCCACCTGCTGGTGGGCTTGATAATAGTTATAAGATTAAGCGGATGAATCAATCAGCTGATTATCTTGCGCTTCAAGATTTCTTCCTGCTCGTTAAGCCTGGCATACTCGCTTATTTGTTTAATAAGTGACTCTTTGTTATTAGACATCATGGATGAAACATAGCAGCCAGTTCGCCATTCGAAAAAGCTCACCAAAAATAAGGTTGATGCTGTAGAATGCTGATAATGTATTGAGAGGTGATTGCAAATTTTTTTCGTTACCATGGAGTTAGTTTTTACTTAATGCAAATTACCAGGATTTATAATGCTTTATTGATATGAACAATATGGATACTTAACGGTTGCTAAAAGAGAATTTAGCACCACTAAAAATAGTAGGAATAATCTTACGTTGTTGTTGCTGTTGGCACAATATGGATAATAACTTTGCCTAAACAAAACAATAGCAACCGATGAAAATTCACTTTATTACAATCGCCTTGCTGGCGACGATTTCTTCGCCATCCTACGCAGCGTTTCAGGAAAGAGAATACAATACCTGGTATCAAAAAGATGCTGTACTCTACGACATTACCCAGACCTCAGAGGGATTGCCTGTCATGATAAGCATCTCTCAACCGGGGAGGGAGTCAGCTAATATGCTCGTATCCTATATGTCCGATGGTGGTTGTGGAGATAAGAAGGTGCGGCTTAATGCTAACGGGAAGGATGTGCCTGCAACTTACACCTGTGTATCAGTCGGAGCAGACAGGATTGAACACTTTTCAGTGAATGATGCAAGCAAGGTCAATGAGATGGTTAACCACCTCAAGTCAGATTTCACTTTGTTGCTTCAGAGCGATATCAAGGTCTGGGCTGCTAACATAAAGACGCCGAAGTATGGCTTAGCACCAAAATTTTAAATCTCAAAATTTAACCGCCTGATGGCGGTTTTTTATTTTCAAAATTTGCCCATCAGAGGATAAATATGCAGGTCACTATTGACGGTGTTTCGTTTGTTCCTGCCTGCGCTTCAGCGTCACGGATTGGCATTGCCATAGCTACCCACAACCGGCCAGACATTTTAAAGCTTGCCATTGAGCAGCACACCAAACATCTTCCCATCGGTGCGCTGGTGGTGGTTATCGACGATGGCTCTAAACCTGCCGCAGTAGTGCCTGACGGCGTGCAGTTGCTTCGCCACGAAACATCACTCGGCATTGTCGCTTCGAAGAACGCCAGCCTGTCAGCCCTGATGGATGCCGGATGTGAGCATCTCTTCCTGTGGGACGATGACGCCTGGCCCATCGCTGATAACTGGCACTTGCCTTACATCGAATCACCCGAGCCACACCTGGCTTACCAGTTTCTCGATCTGGCAGGGACGAATAAGTTGAAGGATATGGCGGTCCTGTACCGGGATGATAAGCACATCGCTTACACCGGGCAGCGCGGCGTGATGCTGTATTACCACCGCAGCGCCATAGAGAAGGTTGGCGGTTTCGATCCTGTTTACGGTCGCGGCATGTACGAACACAGTGACCTCGCGCTACGTATCCATAACGCTGGCCTGACGACATGGGCTTACGGTGATGTGGTCAGTTCAGAAAAACTGATCCATTCTCTCGATGAGCATGAAGCCGTAGAGCGTTCGGTACCGCGTCCCGACCGACAGGCGCTGGTGGAACGTAACGTGAAGATCCACAACGAACGGCGTGATGCCGGGTTTACTGGTTACGTTGAATACCGCCAGCAGCGCGACGTGGTTATCACAACGCTGCTCACCAGTCAGCCTGACCCGCAGCGCGGCACGAAAATGGCGGCCTCGCCTGACATGCTGAGCAAATGGGCGGCCTCGCTTCGCCAGTGTGGGCGTATAGCGCTGGTGGATGAATTACTGACGGCCCCGGCAGATGTTGAGCTGTATCTCGTACCTGACGTGAAGATGAATGTCTACTTTCGTCGCTGGCTGCACATCTGGCAGCATCTTCGAGATCACCCTGAATATCGGTTCGTCTGGTGTACCGATGGTACCGATGTCGAAATGCTTCGCGCGCCATGGGAAGAAATGCAGCCCGGTAATGTTTCCGTAGGTTCCGAACCGAAGACCTACGCCGATACCTGGGCAAAGCAGAATCATCCGGAGCGCATCTATCAGGAGTTCATTGAAGAGCACAGCAACGATGTGATGCTTAACGCTGGGCTGCTGGGTGGTACCCGCGCTGATGTGATGGCGTTCGCTCACGGCATAATCCGTCTTTACTACCGGATCGAGAGCTATCGTTTCTGGAAGAAAGAACAGGCTGGCGCCGCGGTAGGCGACATGATGGCGTTCAGTATTGTGGCGAAGTCTTTCGGCGATCGGATAGTAACCGGCCCGCGCATCCACACTATTTTTAAGTCCGATGGAGTCGGTAAAGAGTACGCTTTCTGGCGCCATAAATAATTTCATTATCCTGAAAATCCTTTAACCGGGAGGCATTGTCATGGCCGCAAGAAAGACGATTGAAGAGAGATTTTGGATAAAGGTTGATAAAAAAGGTGAAGAAGATTGTTGGTGCTGGTGTGCCGCAACAGTGAAGGGCGGTAGCGGAGAAAGAAAGTTAACTTATGGTGTTATTGGTACAGATCGAAATGCCTCTGGTAACCCAAAGGTTCTTTTAGCCCACCGGGTTTCTTGGGAAATGCATAATGGGCCAATACCGGAAGGTAAGTATATAGACCATATCTGTCACAACACTTTATGTGTTAACCCTCATCACCTCCGACTTGTATCACCAAAGCAAAACGCAGAGAACCAATGTGTTGTTGATTCCCGCTCAACATCTGGATATCGCGGCGTATCGTGGAATAAACAAAAAAATAAATGGCTTGCTTACTGCAATCATGAAGGAAAGCGTTATCACGCTGGGTTCCATGAAACAGCAGAGTTGGCAGCTGAAGCTGCACGTCGAGTCCGCAACGAGGTGTTTACCCATAATGATGCTGACAGATATTAAGTTCTGCATTGTTGGCCATCACGCCAGGCGGCAACAGGCTGAAGCGTTGGCCATGAGTATTGGCGCCCATCTCCTCCTCGATGAACAGAATCACGGCGCGAACTGGAATCATCACCGCGCGCTGCAATGGGCTGCTGAGCAATCCAGCAGGGTAGTGGTGCTGGAGGACGACGCCCTGCCAGTCCGTGGGTTTAAGGATCAGGTTGCTGTCTGGCTGACTCGCTTTCCTGACGACATGCTGAGCTTTTATCTCGGTACCGGCCGCCCGCCTCAGTATCAGATGCAGATAGCCGAACGGCTGATTGTTGCTGATAAGGCTCAGGCTGACTACATCACGCTGCCGCGACTGATACACGGGGTGTGCTATAGCGTACCTTCGCAACATGTCAACCGCGTGTTGTCTCGATGGGATAGCAGTAAGCCAGCCGACTATGCAGTGGGTGATGCTTATGGCGGCGCAGTGGTCTATCCGTGCTACTCGCTGGTGGATCATGCAGATGGTGAACCGGTTGAACGTCACCCTGACTCAGTGCCACGCACAGAACGCCGTCGGGCGTGGAGGTTGCATGTCTAAGCTAACAACGTTAAAGCCACGCCTGAAAGCCATTGATACACGTCGCATCAAGCCGGTTTACGGTGAGCAACGCCGTATAAGCGGAAGTGCCAGGGTTGGTTTGAAGCGTCGCATCTACGCGCGTGATGGTGGTCACTGCTGCATGTGCGGTCGGGTTGTTGATCTGACTGAAAGCGAACTCGACCACCGCATTGCTCTTCAGTTCGGAGGTGATAACTCTGAGCGCAACCTGTGGACACTCTGCACTGAATGTCATGCAGGTAAGTCTGCACGTGAAGTTGCCACCGGACAGCCTGATGAGCAGGCCCTCAAGCATGAGGTGCCTGAAGGCAATCAGGCATCAGGATTTGTAGGGCTCTGACGCCTGCCAACCCCGGGGGGGTATCATCCAGAGTAAACATCGATCGCCCTGGACACCGCCCCCCCTCTCATTCGCAGAAAAAATCCCCCTCTGGAGGGTGTAAACATGTTAACAGCGCAGAAGCGGAAATATGCTCTCGCGCTGATGTCCGGGATGTCTCAGAAGGATGCGGCAATAAAGGCGGGATATTCTGAAAAATCCGCGCGTTCCAAGGGGTCGCAGCTTGCTAAAGACCCGGAGGTCATCGCGTTTATTGAGCGGAAAAAACGAGAAAAAGTTGAGGTGGATGACGAACCTGCGTATCGCAGGAATGTTTATACCCCAGCAGTAAACACGCCTGAAGAAAAACGACCTCCTGCGGCATCGTCCGCCGGTGAGTATGAAGACCCTCTCGACTTCCTGAAATCGGTTATGAACAACGTTGGTTACGAAATCGAAACCAGGAAAGATGCTGCAAAGGCCATGCTGCCTTATATGCATCAGAAGAAAGGTGAGGGCGGTAAGAAGGATGCAAAAGCTGAGGCTGCCAAAAAAGCGGCCAATAAGTTCGCAATTCAGCAGCCGCCGAAACTGGTGGTTAACAATCGCGGGAATACATGATGCCGGAGTGGACAACTGCCTGCCCTGACTGGGCGGAGCGCCTGAAGAAAGGCCAGTCTATTATTCCTGCCCCGATTTACCCGGAGCAGGCTGAAATAGCCCTGAACGTTTTCAGGCAACTGAAAATCGTTGATGCTCCAGGATCGCCAACGTTCGGTGAATCCTGCGCACAGTGGGTTTTCGATCTCGTTGCGGCGCTGTTCGGCTCCTATGATGCCGAAACCGGCCGCAGACACATTACAGAAGTGTTTGTACTGATCCCCAAAAAAAACTCCAAGTCTACGCTGGCCGCCGGGATCATGATGACGGCGTTGCTTCTCAACTGGCGTCAGGCTGCCGGGTATACCATCATCGCCCCGACCGTAGAGGTGGCGACAAACGCCTTTAACCCGGCGCGCGACATGGTAAAGCGGGATGATGATCTGGATGACCTCTGCCAGGTGCAGACACACATCAGGACCATCACCCACAGGGGAACGGACACGACGCTGAAAGTGGTGGCCGCCGACCCCAACACCGTTTCGGGGATTAAATCTGTCGGCACGCTCATTGACGAGTTGTGGCTTTTTGGTAAGCAACATAACTCCGAAGATATGCTGCGTGAGGCAGTCGGTGGCATGGCATCACGACCTGAAGGCTTTGTGATGTACACAACCACGCAGTCCAACGAACCGCCAGCTGGCGTATTTAAGAAAAAGTTACAGTACGCCCGTGACGTTCGCGACGGAAAAATTCACGACCCGCATTTTCTTCCGGTGATATTTGAGCATCCACCGGAAATGGTTGCCAGCGGAGAGCATCTTCTTCTGGATAACCTCGCGATGGTTAACCCCAACCTGGGTTACTCCGTTGACGAGCAGTT